CACGGAGGACACCCGCGAGCAGTGGTACAGCCGCGCGTCGACCCTGCTCGACGACCGGAAGGTCCAGCGGCACCTGACCGACTACCAGCGCGACCGGCTCGACACGCTGCTGCGGCGTTCGGACGGCGACACCGACGGCGAGCTGATCGCCGCGTTCCTGGTCGCCACCTCCAACCCGTACTACCGGTCGGCGTTCCAGAAGGCCGCGACCGGCCTCACTCCGGTGTTCTCGCCGGAAGAGGCGCGGGCGGTCCAGGAGGTCAACTACCTCAAGCGGTCGATGTCGATCGGCACCCCGGCCGCCGGTGGTTTCGCCGTCCCGGTGATCATCGACCCGACCATCATCCTGACGGCGCAGGGGTCCGACAACCCGGTGCTGAACCGGTGCCGGATCGAGACGATCACCAACGACCAGTGGAAGGGCCTCTCTTCGGCCGGTGTCTCGTGGAAGTACGACGCGGAAGCCGCGCCGTCCACGGACAACTCGCCGACGATCGCTCAGCCTGCCGTTCCGACCCACCGTGCCGACGGCTTCATCCCGTTCAGCATCGAGGTCGGCCAGGACTGGCCCGGTTTCGCGCAGCACATGTCGGACATGCTCGGCTCGGGCTACGACGAGCTGCTCGCCGACAAGCTGACCACGGGTACCGGTGCGAACCTCCCGACCGGTATCGTCCCGGCGCTGACCGGCCAGACCAACCCGGTCGTCTCGACGCCGGTCGGTACGGCGGGCACGATCGCTCCGTCGGACATCTACAACATCTGGGCGCGGTTGCCGCAGCGGCACCGTCGCCGGGGCGCGGTCGCCTGGATGTCGTCGACCAAGACCCAGAATGCCGTGCGTCAGCTCGGCACCCTGGACCCGAACTTCACGGTCTCGCTCTCCGCCGAGGGCATCGGCCAGCTGTTCGGCCGCGACTACGACCAGAACGACTACGTGACCGACATCGTCACCGGCACCGGCGTCCAGCCGTGGCTCGTGGTCGGCAACTGGCAGGGCTACCTGTTCGCGCAGCGTGCGGGCATGAACATCGAGTTCGTGCCGATGCTGTTCGACGTGACCAACAACCGGCCGACCGGCCAGCGCGGCTGGTTCGCCTGGGCGCGCAACGGTGCCAACGTGGTCGACCCCACCGCGTTCCAGCTGCTGACCAACAAGTCCAGCTAACCGACTCCCTCGCCTCTCCACAGTGGACATGGGCACCCACCGGGCAATGCGACCCGACGCGGCCTAGCGTTTGGAGAGGCGAGGGAACCCAGCCAGCGCCCAACGTCGCCGTCGGCCCCCAGTTCTCGGCCTCGTCCCCGAGAGTGGGGGCCGATGGTCTAGAGTAGGGATACCCGATCCGAGAGAGGGACGAGATGAGCAACGAAGAGCAGCAGGACAGCGGCATCGCCTATTCCAGCTTCGAGGGGATGGCGATGTGGACCGGCGGGCAGCAGTTGCTGCGTGCCGGACAGTCCATCGACAAGAACCATCAGCTCTACCGCGAGCGGCCCGAGCTGTTCCAGGGCCTGGCCCCCATCGACGCGCAGATCTCGGCCAACCGTGACCCCGGTCGCGTTCAGCCGCTGGTCGAGTCGACGATGAACTCGGGTCCGGGCGGGGGCCGCGTGCGGAAGGTCGCGGGTCAGTGACGGGGGCGGCTCCGGCGGACGAGACGGCGGCCACCCCCACCGACATACCGGCGGAGGCCTCCGAGGTCACGGGAGAAGCTCCGGAGGCCATCGCCGGGGGCACGGTACAGATCGCCTACCTGCACAGCGACCGGGTGTCGCACTCGTGGCACATGTCACTCATGAATGCGATCGCCTACGACAAGGCGATTGGGCTCGACGTCATCGTTGCCGCGCCGTTCGCGGTGAGCTGCTCCGGCCCGAACTCGCTGGTCGAGGGCCGGAACATGGCCGCGACGCATTTCCTGGACAAGACCGACTCCGAGTGGTTGTTCTTCGTCGACACGGACATGGGTTTCGAGGCCGACGCGATCGAGCGGATCCTGCTCGCTGCCGATCCGGTGGACCGACCGGTAGTCGGCGGCTTGTGCTTCGCACTCAAGCACATGGGGCCGGACAACAAGGGCGGTTTCATCGTTCGGCCCGTCCCAACGCTGTTCATGTGGGGGTCGACCCCCGAGCAGGGGTTCGGGTTCACCAACCGGTTCCGTTACCCGCCGGAGACGCTGGTTCAGGTCGCCGGTACGGGCGCGGCGTTCCTGCTGATTCACCGGTCCGTCCTCGAGGCCATTCGCAAAAACGAGGGCGATCACTGGTTCGACTTCGTGGCCTACGGGGACGGTGCGCAGGTCAGTGAGGACCTGTCGTTCTGCTATCGGGTCGCCCAGCTCCAGCGGCCGATCTTCGTGCACACCGGTGTCAAGATCACCCACCACAAGACGTTCTGGCTCGGCGAGGACGACTACCGGATGCCCGACGTCGAGCCGATGCTCAACATCATGAACGCGGCACGGTCGGACGCCGGGGCGTTCACCGCCGAGGAGGTTACGAACCTGATGAGGGGGATCAGTGGAGACTGAAATCGCTCCTCTCCCCTCCTGGGATTCCGAGGCGACCTGGCGGACTTTCGAGAACGGCGATTTCCACGACTACCTCGGCGAGGTCGAGATTCAGAAGTCGGGGCAGGACCTCGAACGCTACATGGACTTGATCGAGACCAGCCAGCCGGATGTCGTGATCGAGACGGGGACCCGGCGCGGCGGCTCGGCCTTGTGGTTCCAACAGCACGGGCTCAAGGTCATCACGATTGACGCCGACCCGGGGGCGGGCAGCGAAGCGCGCAAGCAGCACGGCGACAACATCCCGAACATCGAGTGGCTCACCGGCTGGTCGTCGACCGACGTCCGGCTGGTCGGCGAGGTGATGCGGCACCTCCAGAGTGGCCAGCGAGTCATGGTGAGTCTCGACTCGGACCACCATATGGCGCACGTCCAGAGCGAGATCAACCTGTGGTCGGCTTTCGTCACGCCCGGCTGCTACATGGTGGTTGAGGACGCGTGCTTCGACATGTGGCCAGCCGAGCGTGCTCGGGTCGGCGGGCATTTGATTCCGGAGCGCGGGGGGCCGCTGGGGGCGATCCGGCGCGAGATGCCGCGCCTGGAGAAACTCGGCTGGCGTCGGGACGAGTCCGTCGAGGGCCTGTACTCCATCTCGCACTCGCCGGTCGGGTGGTGGCGGCACGATGGCTGAGCTGCTCGTGTTGGTGCCGACTCGGAGTCGGCCTCAGAACCTCAAGCCGATTGTTCAGGCCTGGTGGGAGACTGGAGCGTTCGGGTTCGCCGATCTGCTGTTCGTGGCCGATGCGGACGACATGCAGATCGACGGATATAGCCAGTTGGTCGGCAGCCAGGCCGGGGCGATGATCCAGATACTCCCCGAGTGGATGCCGCTCGTCCCGAAGCTCAATTTCGTGGCAGTCGAGATCGCCAAGGGCGGGCAGTACCGAAACATCGCCTTTATGGGTGACGACCACATCCCGCGTACGCGCGGGTGGGCGAGCAACCTGATCATGGATCACCACAAGAACCAGAACTGGATCTGGTACGGCAAGGACGGGTTCCAGGACCAGAACAAGCCGACGTGGTGGTCGATGGACGCGGAGATCATCCGGCGGCTCGGCCGGATGGTTCCGGCACCGGTCCAGCATCTCTACTGCGATGACGCGGTCAAGGTGCTCGGCGAGAAAGCCGGTTGTCTCGGCTACGATGAGACGATCATGATCGAGCACATGCACCCGATCGCCGGGAAGGGCCAGATGGACGAGCAGTACGCTCGGGTTAACCGGCTGCAGCAGTACGAGCGCGACCAGGGGCTGTTTCGTTCCTGGGTGGCCGACGGACTGGAGCGGGATGCTAAGATCCTGCGGAATGGCGTAGGGGGGTGACAGAGTGGCGATCGGGGACCCGTACAACTCGCGTGAGCAATTCAAGGCCGTCTTGAACATCACGAGCAACGAGGAAGACGACTGGATCGATACTTGCCTCCGTGGTGCGCGGGCAGCGATCGAAAACCGGTCCGGCTGGCCTACGTTCTGGAAGACCGAAGGCATCGAGACGCGGACTATCGACACCTCCGGCAAGGTGGTCCCCGTTCGCCGTTCTGGATTCTCCTACATGAAGGTGTTGTTGCGCGACGGCATCGCATCGTCGACCGGATTCGCGGTGGCGGGTTACGTGGGCGCGGCGAGCCTGCTGCCGACCAGCTCGATCATCGACGGCCGACCCTACGACGGCATCAAGTTGCCGTATGGCACTCTGCTCAACGACGGGATGCTCGACGTCACTGCGCAGTTCGGTTGGCCCGAGGTCCCGGACGACATCACCTGGGCACACCAGATGCAGGCCAACCGGCTTTATCGCAGGAAGGGCAGCCCTGAGGGAATCGCCGGTTCAGCCGAGTGGGGACTGACCCGGATCCCCGCTCTCGATCCGGACGTTTTGGCGATCCTCAAGGGCGGCGGCTACATGCGGGCGGGGATTGGCTGATGGACTGGAACGCGGTAGCACTGGAGCTGGAGGCTCTCGCCAAGACGACAGGCATCAACGCGCTCGACTTCGTGCCGGACGATCTGCCGAATGAGGCTTTCTATGTCGGTGAGATGGACATTGAGCCGAACCAGTCGTTCAACAAGAAGCTACCGAGCGGGCATCGCGCCGGGACTGACCAGGGCACCGTGACCTGCCGGGTTCTGGTCGCGCGGTCGACCGACAAGTGGGCGATCCGAAAAATGCGAACCTACATGGCGGGCACCGGCACCGCATCACTCGTCGAGGCGTTCCAAGACCCAGTGAACCAGCGCAACCCCGAGAAGCCATGGTCTGGCATCAAAGTGCAGTCCCTCCGGGGCAACAGGCTATTCAACGTGGGCGAGGCCAAGTTCTACGGCGTTGAGATCGAGGTCTTCGTGATAGGAGCAGCCTGATGGCGAACCCTCTAGTCTTGCTCGACACCCGGACTTTCGTGTCGGGTGCCGACCTGTCAGGATATGGCAACATGATCTCGCTGGAAGACGAAGCCGAGGTCAAGAAGATCACGACCTGGCGGTCCGGCGGGGCAGAGGAGAACAAGGCTGGTCTCCACGGGTGCGACATCAAGGCCAGTGGTCATTGGGAGGCAGGAGACCCCGGCAAACCCGACGACGTGTTTTGGGCGATGCGGCGCACTCTCGATCCCTGGTCGATCGCCCCGCAGTCTGACTCAGACCTTGCCGCAGGCGGCTTGATGTATCTGGTCGGGAAGGCGCTGCGGACCAAGCTCAAGACCGGTGACAATATCGGCGAGGTCGCCCCATGGGAGGGCGAGGCCAAGTCGTCCTAGCCTCTGGTCAGGGGCAAGTGTGCCCACCCGTCCGGCGTTCCCAGGACGGCCACCGGAACCGGCACGATCGTCCAGCTCGGGGCAGTAGCCGCGAACAAGCGCGCTTATTGCAACCTACACGTCCTGTCTGTGTCCGGCACGGGCACTCCAACCATCACTGTGAAGCTGCAGTCGGCCGCTGCGGCCGGATTCAGTTCGCCGACGGACCGTCTCTCGTTCGCTGCCGCTACCGGGACCAGTGTCGCTCTTGGTGGCGGTCAGGGTCTTCGTACCGATGGAACTGCGATTACCGACCAGTATTGGCGGGTAAGCTGGACCATCACGGGCTCAACGCCCAGTTTCCTGTTTCTCGCCTCGTTTGGCATCGAGTAGGAAGGTAGTACAACATGGCAAACCCCATCGTTCTGCTCGATGCGACGATGAACATCGGACCTGCCGGGTTCGACATCTCGCCTTGGCTCAAGAAGTTGGAGCTGTCCGACGAGTTCGAGGCCAAGAAGACCACGAACTACCGGTCCGGGGGGGCAGAGGAGAACAAGGGCGGCTTGGAGTCGTTCGATGCCGCTCTGACGCTGAACCAGGACTACGACGCGGCGGCTCTCGACGAAGTGATGTGGGCGCTCCGGCGATCGACGGTCACCTTCGCGGCGCGTGCCCAGCAGTCGGCGGTAACGTCCTCCAACCCGCAGTACTCCGGCAAGCTGGTCATTACCAAGTGGGTGCCGATTGCCGGTAACGTCGGCGATGTGGCCGAGGTCGAGGTGACCTTCCCGGGGTCGGG